CTACTGATTGTGTAGGCTGAACTGGGGTTCTGGGCTACGTTGTTAACCACCACCTGCACTTGCGCGACTGACGCGACTGGGCGAGACAGCGTAAAAGCAGTCGTACTTGCGTTACCGCTGAAGTAATCAACGGCTGGCGTGAAAGACTGCTGGGTAGAGGAGTTACCAATTACTGCCATATTAGAGCACCGTCATTCCGCTTATCCACGCATCGGCTGATGTCGCTGCGCTTGAGACTATTACCAAAGCATCGCTTGCCTGCAACATAATCCTGCTGCCTTGGATACATTCATTAGACCCACCTACCGCCACCGTAGCACCCTTGACTATGTAGTAGTTAACCGCCGAGCGGGTAATGTAGACATCACAAGTGATTGGGCTAGAAGATGTGTTTGACACAATAAGGCTGGCTACAGCCAAGGTAGTTGAGGATGCTACTGTCGTGGCAGTTGAACCGCTGGTGCTGACGTTCTTTACCGCATAGGATACGTTGGTGTATGTAGTCATGGTTTATCCGTTTATGAATCCCATAAAGTACGCTTGGTCAAGGATGTTTTGCGTAGGTGGGTTGTTAGTCACCGAATACTCGGCGGGGTAAGTTACAAAGACATCCTTAGTCCCTGCGCTGAAATTGACAGCCGAGCCACTATTAGAAGATGCCAGAATCGTTGTGCGGGCTAGGGTTGTACCTGATGAGGTATATGTACCCACCCCAACTTCCCACTCGGAAGTACCTTGTCCAGCGATGGTGTAATACGTTGTATTGCCATTCCCAATAACGGCGAAAGACTGGAAGCCTGTTGAGGCTCCAGCAAGAGTCACTGTTCCCGTACCAGTCGTTGTGGTAGTTTCTTTTACCCTATCCGCAAGTACAAGTGCCATATTCTTCCTTAACTTACTACGGTGTCAATCAACACCCAATCTGATGTTTCAGCGTCATCAATAAGCGCCCATCCAGCCGTTTGCGAGTCGTCTATATTTTGCCAGTTTGCGTCTTGACTGTCTATGACAATCGTCCAGTAGACCGCTGCCATCGTGCCTTGCAGACCTCTGGCTTGCAACCCTGTTAGTGTAGGTGATATACCCGCTACAACAGTACCAACTGCGCCAGTCGCTTCCTTGCCTGTTAGTGGGAATAGTTTCTCTGGTGCTAGAGTGCCAACAGAACCCGCAGCAGATAGACCTGTAAGCGCAACTGTTACACCAACACCAAGTGTTCCTACATAACCATAACCAACATCACCCGCTATCTCAAAAGACTTGCCCGGTATCAATGTTCCAACAGAACCAGATGCCGATTTACCAGTCAACGCAACCGTGCTAGACGGTGTTAGTGTTCCTACAGACCCTGATGCTGCATTGCCTGTGAGGGCAATAGACATCGCTGGAGTAAGCGTTCCTACGGAGCCTGTGGCAGAATTACCTGTGAGGGCTGCTTGTGTTTCGCCGCGAGTTAATGTCCCTACAAACCCAGACGCAGAAAGCCCTGTCAAGGCTACAGTTAGACTTGGGGTTACCGTGCCTACAAATCCATTTGCTTGGTCGCCAGACTCAGCCTGAGAGCCTGTGGCAGTTAATGTCCCAACAAAGCCAGATGCGGCTAACCCCGTGAGGGCTACAGTAGAACTTGGTGTTAATGTCCCAACATTGCCTGACGCGGATAAACCTGTCAGGGCAACGACAACTGTGTTCTCCCCTAACGAGGCATATGGCGCTTGTGCGTATGCGGAGATACCAAACATGGTCTACGGCTTTACGCCGCCTCCGCTTTAGGTTGTTGCCAAGCGAACTAGCGCTGCTGATGTGCTGTTAGTTGGCATCGTCAGGGTAAACGTGCCCGCTGTAATAGTCTGTGAACCGAACGTGTAAACACCCACCGCCTTGTTAGACTGGGTAGAGTTATAAATCAGCACTGTGTCAAACGCTGTGGTCAGCGTGACCGTTGTATAGGTTAATGATGCTGAAGGTGTCCAGTAAGCCACACCAGCCGTAGCAGATGTGTTTGTTGAAGCGGGGACTGTGGCATTGGTCACAGTCACGCCGCCAGCCGTGTAGCCAGTACCAGAGACTTCACCAGTAGCCGAGTAAGCCGTGGTAGCCGCGTTGTAAGTTGCTGAGGCTAGATACAAAGCACCTTTGAAGGTGTCTGCGGTTGTGGCTGCGCGGATAGGAGCAACACCAAAGTTATGGGTGCCAGTTAATAACTCCGCTAGGAAGGAGGTGCAAAGGGATGCGGTATTTGCCATGATTAGTCCTTATACAAAATTAGTTTGCTCACCGCCCGCAAAGACTGGAGCCTTCTTCAATGTCACATGGGCAGAACGGTGGACAAGAGCGCTGTCTTTCCAATACTCAGTCCAAGTGGTCAATTCGTTATCATCCTCAAACGTGCCTTCTCTTTTCTCTAAGAGTGACTCGTCCATTTCACCTAGGGTTGTAGTTACAAGTGCCATTACGCAATCCTTATGATGGCTGAAGTGTTAGTTATAGCTGGGAATTGTACGGTGAATGTCGTGGTAGAAGTCTTATCTGCCCCAAAATCAAGCACACAAATAGCCCCGTTATCCCCTGCCTTGTATATCAAAGCCCCTCGCGCAGTAAGCGCAGAAGTCCATACAGAGTTGCTAAACGAAATATACGCAACAGATCCGTTACCAACCGTCGGTGTTTGGGAAATAGTTAGCACCTGCCCACCCGCAGTGTAGCCAGTACCAGAAACCTCACCCGTAGTCGTATATGCCGCTGTGGTTTCATCCAAAGTAGCATTGTTGTTATACAGGGCTATGTAAAAAGTTCCAGACGTGAAATTGAACGTGCCATTCATCAAGCCCGTTTTAAAGGTGTTACATGCCCAATTTCCAGTAAATGCCAATTAAGTCACCTGTATCTTTACTTGTCCGTCGCGGTACGCATCACCACGCTCCAGACCATCACCCAGACGTTTAGCCAAGGCAAGCGCTTCTTTGTACTTGGTATCGTACAAAGCAATCAAATCAGCTTCACCCTTCATGTATGTGTAGGCTTCCACCAAACAACCATACAAAAGAACAGTATCAAAGTTGTCGCCCAACCAAGTCTGTCCACCAGATACCGTGGTTATTGACTCTGGGTAATAGTAGTAATGCAGCTCTACGTTGTAAGCTGCGTCTGGAGTTGGGCCAAGGATGAACGACAACTCCGTTGTGATAGTACTACCTGTAATGGTCGGACCAAACAATGCGTAATACTTGGGTAAACCCCTATATGCAGTGCCTGTGTCTGGGTAGGCCTCACGAATGAAGTTGACGTCTTTATTTAACAAATATGTATAGTGCTCTGTGCTTGTACCGTAATTCTCAATAACGGCTACTGAGAAAGTAGATAAGAAATCATCAGGCGCAGACAAATACTTTAGCCCTGATGTCATAGCACCAATCACATTTTTGCGGAGTGATGGAAACTGTATTGAGTTATAAATGCGTTGCTCAGCCTGCTCAATCAATCGGTTGATTTGAGTGGTCGTAGATTCAGTGCTCCCACTGGCAAGATATACCTCTGGGAACTGATTCTCTGTGTAAGACTGAATTGCAACTACTAACTCGGAATAGGTCATCCCATCGGTCCTCTAGCCATTACGCCTTTAGTTGCCGCGCCAGTACCACGAATTTTGATACCGTCAGTTTTAACAGGCTCGTTACCAGCGGACTTGCTGATGTTGCCAACGCTTACGTCATAAGAATCTAACTTACTGCGATTTGGTTCTTTGCCGGGATTTGTATCCGCTTTAACAGCAGCGCCAGACATATTGTGTGGCTGGGCATAGACGCTGGCAGAACCAACTTCTTTACCCATTACTTTTTTGCTAAAGGTAGCCATATTAGCCTCCGCGTTGGTTATTTGCGCGAGCCATGTTACGACCAACAGCTTTCATAGCGTCAGAGGTAACGCCGCCTTTGGCAAACTTGGTTGGTTTCATGCCTTGGTGCATTTTTTTCTCATGCTTATTGATCATTGAACCAATCATTTTTTTATCTTGTGCTAGATCTTTCTTATCCATTTCAACTCCTAAGTTGTTGCTACCGTGACTGTACCAATTTGCACGACTAAAGCCAAGTTATTTGGAGTTAGTACTGCATCAAAAAATGATGACCCACCTACTGGGTTCCATCCCCACTGAATTATCCTACTTCCGCCCCCGTTATACCCATCTGCCAAATTACCAGAAACTTGGTAACTTACGTCAGGACGAGGCTCACGCACCGCCTGTGGGTCATTAACAGGATAGAGTCCAAGAGACAACTGCGGTTGATCTGGATCCCAGCAAGACTGACAGACCTTGATCTGAAACAGCTTAGTCTTGATGACTTCCTTCTTCAGTTGGCTGAGTTTGTACCTCTGCCCACATCGGTCACATTCCGCAATCGAATACTTGCCTGAAGCAAACTTACTTGGCATGACTTACCTTAGTAGAACAACTGCCTTGGAACAAACCGATCCGATGCTTTCTCTCTATCTTCTTGCGAAGCCAACAGCCATTGCTGTTCGTACTCTTGCTTCAAAAACAATACGCGGTCAGGATTTGCATCCATCCGCTTAGAAATGATGTAGAACGCCATACCTGCCACTAAGCAGGGGATTAGACGGAATGGGATATCTTCTACGTTCACGCCGTTACCAGCGTCTTGCATACGACGTAGTCGCCAGTACACAAAGGTGTAGTCCCCACCAGAATTAGGCGCAGGCCACACGTTGATACAGGGGAGGTTCTGAACATAGATAGCCGCGCCAGCCGTATGCGCTGCCGCAGTTGTGCCGTTTTGGGCACGGGTACAGTTAATCAAACTAGTACCGCTGATGTTTGTATAGCCAATCGTCTCTGAGTCAATCTTAATAAACCCAGTAGTGGTTAACCCTGATACGCTGCTCAAAGGAATAGTCGTGACAGTGCTTGTGATTGTTGACGCTAGAGTTATGGATGTAGCGTTTGTCTGCGCCGATTGGCGGTTAACCCATACTTGGATAGGACGACCATTAGCAAGTTTGTTTGGGATGGTGGAGTAGGTGGACTCCGAAATACGGCTGATGTTGATGTCGGTCTGGGTACTAGCCGTACCGTTATTTTGACGAATCACATGGTCTAACAAGTCAATCGTATCGTCTGGGATTGGGTATACAGACTGCCCAGTCACCATAGCAATAGCGCCCTCTTGGATTGTCCAGAGATTGATACCACGATTAGCCCACTCAATCGTCAATAGATTCAGCGAACGACGTGCGGTACGAAACTCATAACCAGTACGAACCTCTATACCGGCCCGCTCATACGCTTCCTCAATTAGATCATTGAGGTCTAAATTAAAAGAAGTGGTACCGGTCGTGTAAGCCATTATCTAAATCCTGCTGTTTTCTTAGCTATGCCTTTAGGCTGGGCCACAAACTGTTTACCTGCCGCTTTACCTGCACGCTTTGCTTTGGTAGTAGCCGCATACTCCGCAGAACTCAAAGACTTAATTGCTGCCTCTGGTAAGTAACGCTCACCCGTTTTTGACGAAGGCTTCCCTGACTTGGTACGCCATTTCTGGTCACCCCAGTTTTTAAGGGAAGTCTGCGGTGCTTTCAATCTCTGTAACCCCCGCCCGACGCCTTGTATTTTTTAGCTACAAGTTGAGCTTTCCGAGCTGACCACTGTCCTGCGCCCGTGCCTTGGGTTGCTGCGGCCTTTACTTGAGACACAATCCGCTTGCGCAGACTAGGCTTAGTATAGTTACCAGCAGCATTTACCTTGCCGCCTTCTTTGTATACCTCTACATCATTTGGATTGTCCTTGCGAACAACCTTCTTGGCTTTAGGCATCTTAGAAGCACGGACATCGCCCATGCCACGGCTCGACATCATTTAGCACATCCTTCCGCGAGTCTTGCCTTTTTGAGCAATACCGTCTGCGCGTGAAGAAGCAGAAGAAACTTTACCGCCAGATGCCATACCAAACGCAGAACGCAAACGCTCACTAACAGAGCGTGTATCAGTTTTAGTACCTTCTCTAGCTCGCTCACGGCTCATTTTTATGCGCTCTGACAAAGACATTTTGGTTTCATCAGGTTTAATGGCTGGAGCAGGTTTAGCAGCTTCTGATGCCTTCCTAATACTTTCACCCTCTTCACGGCTTAGTTTGCGAATAGACGATACTTCTTTCGCAGGAGCGGGGGCAGGGGCAGGAGCAGCTTTAGGCTTGACTGTTTCAGAAGTACCAGCAGCTCCACGAGTTGACTCTGCTTTAGTAGAGATTTCAGAAGTACCAGCAGCACCACGGCCTTCATCTGATCCGTAGTCACTATAGACTTCATCGCCTGTGGCGAAACGCTTTGGTTTTTTTGCCATGATTAACTCCTTAACACTTACCGCCGTAAGCCATTTTGATTTGCTTAGCCTTGGTCTTGCCTTTAGATGCAATACCGTCAGCAGAGCGAACGAAGCCGCCAGAAGCCATTTTTTTGACTTTACCGCCGCCCTTCATCATTCCCATGCCGCCACCCATACCACCACCCATACCGCCAGCCATAGCTGTATCAGCCATAGGAGTAGGTTTCTTCATACCGACTTTAGCGGTACTCATACCGGGTTTCATAACAGGTTTGCCCATTTTTGTAGCCATTTCACCACCTCTTTTAAAAGATTTGCCTTTGTCGGCGTTACTAAAATCCTTGCCCACAGACTGTGGGACTCCTGCCTTCTTAGCAAACGCTGGATTGTGAGCCACCGCAGCCATGAAATTGTGTTGCTTCTTACTTACGCTCGGCATCATTTCCCCGCTTGAATAAGCTGGTCAATCTTTGCTTCAAGTTTGTTAAAGCGTTGGTCAATGTGGTCAGTAATTCTTTGAACTTCTGAATTAGTTGCGTAGTCACGGGCGATCTCCTCGCGTGTCCGGTTGAGCAGGATTTCCACCCGCTTAAGTTCGTCTGATTTATCTTTCCACACCCATATTAGGACTGCGGAAAAAGCAGACAAGATTGAATTCCAGATAACCATTTCCATTTAGCATTTCCATGCCCGCAGGCTTTTATTAATCCTAGAGTTCGGGTCTTTCGCTGTTTTTTCTGATGTCAGCTTTTTCTTCATACCCGACATTCGAGCGCAAAATGAGTCTTTCCTTGATCCGCCTTCTGGTTGAGGCGCTTTCAAGTTCATGCCTTCTTTCTTCGCAGAGGCTCGGCCCTTGGCGTTTAAGCCGCCGTTGGGGTTCTTGCCTTCTTTGCGTTGCCATGCTGGTGATTTAGCCATTTACGACTTTCAAACGTGACTCTCGAATATTCTCGAGCAAAGGGATAACAACATTCTCGCGGAAGTTGTTGGTAAACATTTCACTACCGATATGTGGCAAGCTGATGTCTACGTCAATGTGGACTGTAAAGCCCATGTCTGTTGCTCTGTCGCAGAACAAATAGTCCTCGCCAACATACTGGTCATCTCTGATGTCAAAGTCAAACAACGAATACATTCGCTCGCCCGTAGCCTTGTTTTTGTATGACCATTCAGGATGCGCTTCACCCATCTTTTCGATGACGTGACGCTGAATTAACATGAAGCCAGTTCCAATACGTTTGACACGCATCATTGAGCCATCAAACTCTAAATCGCCATTCCTGTCAAAGTACAGGTCTGTAAAGAATCTTTTGTCAGTAGCTCTACGTGGGTACGTACCTGCAGTGATATCTCTGCCACTGCTTTGAGCCATTAGACGGAGGATGTCGCCGGGGGTTACCACGACATCGGAATCAATAAACAGCAGTTCAGTGCAATCTGTTTTCAAAAACTCCGCCACTAGCGAGTTACGCGCCATCGTGATGATGGAACAGTTCGAGATATCAGACAACGTGACAGCAATGCCAAGTCGCATAGCTTCTGGCATTAACTGCGCAATAGCATATGCGGTCTTGACGTTTAGGCGTCCGTCATGGCAGGGTATGCCGATAAACAGCTTACGCCCTGTCAGAACTGCTTGTTTAGACTCAGCCATAGTAGATATTACAAGCTACTACGTTAGACATATACGCATAGATTCCGTTTACAGCTAGTACGCCGTCTTCTGGAATAAACGGAGCATTGTTAAAACTATCACTAGCCGCCACATCATAAGTCAT